GCCTACTTTGTCACCGATAAGTTTGCCAGATGTGAGTGATATATCTAGTGAGTTGACTGTTATATCACCTGTGGGGGAGAGTTCTCCTCTACATTTTGAGTCTTTTTACGACCCCGTGTGTACTGATAGTGAGATGATAGTGATAGACTGAGTAGGATATACGCGGAATCGCACCCGGAGGTGCGATTTCTACCGATTATGAGGAATCCTAAAAGAAGCGAAGCGATTCTAACAAGCCGATAGGCCGAAGGCGAAATGTAACTAAGGTTGTGCTAAAAAAGGCTAGATATATGATAAACTATTTTATTTATTAAATTAATTATTATTATTTGGTAATCTATGTGATCTGGATATTTTTCCAACATATTCTTTCCCGTGAAAGCCGTCTACGAAACGTATTCTGCAATGAATATCGTGAGGGTTAATGAAATCTATTACACCTCTGTTACTTTGAATGAAAAAGAAAAGCGATCCAGTGGTAATGCCGCTGATTGTGTCGTCGGGACCATTTGTAGTAACTCTTAAATTAGATTTGAAAAAGAATTCTAATATGCCGGTTTCTTCTTCTTTGAGTGCGTATTTTTCTTGAACGCATGTTCTAAAACGCAATCTATTATCAAGATTATTAAATCTCATTGGACCTTGTGTCCCACCCCCTTCAAGAAAGTCTGTGACGTCAGCTAATGTGCCATTTGCTTGTCTGTCGTATACACACATAACTCTGAAACAGGAAGCCTGGTCTCCCAGTGGAGTACCTGCTGAATGTGGTTCGAAACAAACTCTTATATTGACACTTTTCATAGTGTAAACGTTGCCGATTCTTTGGTTGAACCCTGTACCTTGGCCGATGCCGTTTAAAAGAAATATTTGACCGAGGTTATCGGGAGAATGGGGAGCTATGTCGAGAGTATGAGCTTTTCTTTCCATACCCATAGTCCCCCCCGAACGTATGTTGTAATTAACGAACGTGCGGCCCATGTTATACTTCCCACCAGAAAGTTTACGATACGTACGACCTGATCGTGCGCGCTTGTAGCTAATGATACCAGTTTTTCTGTTATAGTTGAAGCCCATGTCTGCATAAATTTTTTTCGAATTAATTCTGTATTTTAACCAAGTGTATTTTTAGAGTCAAAGTCAGTATTACCTTTGACTCGTGGTTTTTGGGCGTTTAATGCTGGTATTGCAGTTGGTCGGTAAATAAAAACGTGGACATGAGAAATGACCACAAAGTTTTTACAAAATGTTCCCCCTGTGTAATTATAAATAGTCCGTTTGAGGATATTTTTAGGCCGTTTGTAGAAACGGGTGGTTCAGAAATCATTAGAGGTCAGCCAATGAGAATCCGGGATTCGAAAGGATAAAAAAAAATAAAAAAAAACAAAACAACAACATGAGAGGTAACGAAGCTAAAGAGAGAAATAGGAATTGGATTTTCACTGTTAACAATTATGATGAGATGGATTTACAGGCTGTGAATACTGTTGAATGTGATTACATTATATATGGAAAAGAGTTTGGAGACAACGGTACTCCACACTTGCAGGGATACGTAGTGTTTAAAAATAAGAAGAGTTTACGACAGTTGAGGAAACTGATCAGTTTCAGAGGTCACTTTGAGATTCGAAAAGGGACTCATAAGCAGAATAAGGTGTATTGTCAAAAGGAGAACCGATGGTATGAAAGAGGGAAAGAACCTAGAAGTGGTGATAAACAGAAAGTTGATTGGAGACGTATAGTTGTGCTTGCGAAGAAAGGACTTTTGAAAGTTCTTAGTGAAGAGTATAGTCGTCAGTTTATATGTCATTATACTACTATAAAGTTGATATTTAAGGATCATCAGATTAGGCCGGAGGATAACGTGATTCTTCAGAACACTTGGTTGTATGGACCAAGTGGTACTGGAAAGAGCTGGACAGCTCGTCAGATGTGTAAGAAGATGGGATATTATAGTAAGAACACGAATAAGTGGTGGGATGGTTATCAAGGAGAAAAGAACGTAGTGATAGACGAAGTGGACTTAGGATTTACAGTACTTGGACATCATATTAAAATATGGAGTGATCTTTACGCTTTTAATGCAGAAATAAAAGGTGGATCGGTGATGATTCGGCCACAGAGAATAATAGTTACTTCGAATTATCATCCTATGCAGATATGGGAGCATGACAAAGAGTTGGTGAAAGCTGTTTTAAGAAGATTTGATCTTATTCATATGACAAAGGTGTATACGGGGATGGATGCTATGCCTACTTTGTCACCGATAAGTTTGCCAGATGTGAGTGATATATCTAGTGAGTTGACTGTTATATCACCTGTGGGGGAGAGTTCTCCTCTACATTTTGAGTCTTTTTACGACCCCGTGTGTACTGATAGTGAGATGATAGTGAT